TTTTGAGCGAATTTAATTGCTTCTTGTTCTCGCCTTTCTGCCTCACGCATACGGTAAGTTAGTTTATCGATGCGTTTTTTAACACCGGCACTATACTCATCTACCTCTTCGGTATGTTGAGTTTCTTCGATCGTTTGGTCACTTGTGTCCACGTCAGGAGTGCTATCTTGAATCACATCCGCTTCGTGAATATCAACTTCCTCTTCAGGAAGTTCTAGTTCTATATTTTGTTCAGCCACAGCTATAACTCCATATTATTGCAGAATGTCTTCTGGGTCGTTTATTACAGCAAGTACTTCATCATCGTTCAAAAGCCGCATGCTGCCGCCTTCGATATTGAACCTAGCCCCTGCGTAGCGTCCAAAAATAATAAAGTCACCCTCTTTACACCAAGGCCCATCTGGAAACTTTTCCTTGTCTGCATATGCGCTTGGTCCAACAGAAACGACTAAGCCTACAATCGCAGCTATTCGTTCCTTTTCGAGAGTTTGCTTTGCAAGCATAATTCCACCTTTAGTAGTGGCTTTAGGCTCGTGAGGCAGGATTAAAATCCTGTATCCCGTAGGTACGGGAAGTCTGTCTGCGTGTGCTTCTACGTTTTCAGGTGTGATCTGAGAATCTTCTTTCTCAGTGTCAGACCCAAAATTTAGGACACGATCCGGTACTGTTTCAGTCATCTATCTCTTCCATTTTAGAGTGCAGGTTCACGATTTCTTGTTCAGCGAAATTTAAACCTGATATTTCGCCTACTACTCTCACATAGTGGGAATAGTCCTGTGCGTTGCCCGAAGCCAACATTTGCGAGAGCTCTTGTTGCCGCTCTCGTACTTTGCGGAGCAAATGCTCCGAAAACTTTATATAGTCCATTAATCGCTAATGTACCTATAGAAATTCAAACCTTTAGTAGCCGCGCCACCGCCCTTTACTTTGGTTTCTTTACCGTCAATAACTTTTCCAACAGGCACTTCTTTAGCTTGTGCGAAACCTTCTGAAGAAGCAGTCATTGGCTCTATTTTTACACCAGCAGGTTGTGAACTAGGTGAAGGATACTCTCGGTTATATCGCTTCATTTAGCTTTGCCTCCTCGCTTCATTTTCTTAGCCGCTCCTCCTCGCTTCATTTTGCGAATACCAGCTTTTTTCATCATCTTAGGCATTTTCTTTTTACCCTTCATTTTTGTCTCCTTCTGAATACAAATTATTAAAAGTTACTTTTGGATCCATGTAGCTGTCATGAATTTCCGCGCTGTGTAAGTGCTGACTAGGATAAAAATCAGGTGCGCCTGATCCTGTCTCCCAAAGTGCTGGGTTAGTCGCTCTTACACGGTTGTTAGGAAGTGCAACAATATTGCCTGTCCATTTACCAGCATCTGTTAACTCTAATACATGACTTTGTTTATGTTGTGCTGGATCATCAGCAATATCATTACCTGTGTAATCAACAGTAAATAAATATCGCCCAGTGTGAAATTCGTTATCTATTTTACAAAGCCAAGGACTAGAAGAAACACGATCCATTTTAATAACAGCATGTTCATGAGAACTACAATCCCACGGCTGAGCTAAATGCGTAGGCATAGCTTCAGGCATCTCCTCTAAAACGGAGTCTGCAACAAGCGCAGTTATAGGCATCCTAGCCCACATCGCGCCACCGTGTATGTTTTCTGCATCTTCTTCTGCATCAAGCTCAAATCCTGTAAAGACTACTTGAAAAGACAAGCACCTATCTGGAATGGTGTTTACCGCAAAAACAACCGCGTGTAAATACTCTCCATGGTAGTCTAAATGATTGTGTGTAAATTCTTTTCGGATCCATGCGTTAAAATGAGGTATGTTGCTTAATAAATAAGCCACCTATTCCTGTTCTCTAGATTCGCGAACAACCTTCGCGATCTCAGTTAAGTTAGAATCCATATCTCTTTCATTTTGCATTTCAGCTTCTTGCAGATCTGCAGCAACCTTAATATCTGTCTGTCGTTCTTGAGAGTCTAGTTTCTCTAGTTCGAGCTCAGTCTTACGCTGCGAGTCTCTGTCTTTCTGAGACAGTTTTTCGTATTCCAGATTCATCTGCTCTTCGAACATTTGACGTTGAGGATCTTGCTGCTGTGCGGCCATTGCTTGCGCTAACGCTTGCTCCTGACCTGTTATTTGTTGTGTGGCTTGTGCCGCAGCCATTGCAATCTGGCTTTCCATCTCTGGAGGTAGTTGCGGCATTTGACCGTCCGGTCCAGGCTGTGGTAACTGAATACCTTGCTGTGCCAGAATCTGTTCCATTTGCACTCTGTACTTCAATGCGATGTGCTCTTGAATATGCGCTTGCAATGCTGACATAGCTTGTGGGTTTTGCTGCATTTGTGGGTTTTGCATAAACGCCATATGCGCTTGGATATGTGCGTCGTGATTCTGTTGAATAAATGCTTTTAATGGTACGTTCATTAAAGCATCCATATTTTCCTGAACAGGGTCTTTAGGTGTTGGCTCAAATTCAGGAAGTAATAAGTCGTCAATATCTCGTATGTTTAACGCCAAATACATTTTACGAAACGCTTCCCGCATATTATGTAGTTGCGGTGCGCTTTGCGCCATCTGAAGCTGTGTCTGGGCTAAGATAATTCGTTGCGTAGTACTGAAAATGTTAGGGTCAGAAACAGGAACAACATCTACATTATCGCTAAAGTCTTCACGGAAAACACTTTGCTGTGCACCTTGTACTTGGTAAGGATACTCTTGTGGAAGCACTTCTCCGAAAATACGTTTGAGTATTTTGAATTCATTACGCTGGGCATAATGCAATCGTTTATGAATTGCAGAAATAACCTTCTGGCCTTTTTCTAACATAGCAACAGTAGTACCTACTGGAGCATTTTGATTGCCGTCTCCAGATCCTTGATCCATTACTGCTGCGAACTTCTGACCAGACTCAACTAAAAGACCTAATAGCTGCGCTAATGTGCCGCTTGGTTCTTTATAAGGTAGTGGCAAGAAGGAATCGCGAATAACACCTCCAGGAGTGTCTACATCACGCCACTCTCCTGGTTGTATAGGGTCGTCAGATCGTTGAATATTTAATCCACGAGATTTAAAACCCGCAGGTAAGTTTGAAAGCGTTCCTGCGTCAATTAATTGCCGTAATATTGCAGTAGCGGATTTAGTTACACCGCCAATCATATGAATTAGACCAAATCCGTAAAATCCCAATCCAGGAAGGAATTTATAATGCGTAAAGTACTCAACTTTTCTACGCATAGGGTCTGTTGGGTCATAATTTTGCCGTATCGACAAAACTTCATTAGTGTCTAGGCAAACAGTAATAATATACGGTAACGCCAAGCCGGTAGGCTCGTCGTTTTCATCTTTATCTTCAAAACCTTCTAAATCAAACTCGCCGTGTACTTCTAATAGCGTATATTCGTCATCACCGCCGGTACGGTCTACACCTTCAAGCTCATCTATCTTATCTTGTAGATCATTTTGCTTAATATACGAAGGAGACCCCATAGAAACGTCACGATAAAACCCAGACAGCTGTAATTTCTTCAAATCATTCTCTGTCATCCTAATGACGTGAGTAATTCGTGAAGCAGTTACTAAATCATTAGTTGTATACGGGACAACTAAGTCTTCTGCCTTAACAAAACGAGAAACCGCTCTACCTACAGAGGGATCGTAGTAACTTTTCTTAAAAGCAGATCCTGCCAAGGGGAGGTAAAACAACATTTGATCCATTTCAGGATCATATTCTTCCATCTTATAAGTAAGTTGGTAGTTCATGAAGTTTTTAACACGATTTGCTTGTTCAAGTTTTGGATCTGAGGTGACGCCCATCACTTGCGTGTCTACTGGTCCCCCTGCAGGCAGTAACTCGCGGTAAGTTTGTGCCTGAAAGTGCGTAACCGCTTCAGCTAGTAGCGGATGATACACGCCGCTTGCACCTTCGAAGGGTTCACTGCGTGTATTTGTTTTAATTCCTAGTAAATCTAGTCCGTCTCGGAAAGTTTCATACCAGTCTTGACGAGAATCTAAGTCGTCATGGTAATAAGACGTAATTTTTGAAGCAAGTTCGCCTCTTGTGGACTCGTCTAATATCTCAGCAATGTTTTCGCCAAACGATATTGCATAATCTTCGTCAAATTCATCACCGAAACTAGCGATGCCTTCGTCGTCTATAAAAACTTCGACGACTTCGTCTTCTAAAGGCTCCTCTTCTACTTCAATTTCAAATTGTTCAGCCATAACGCGGAACGATACCTCGTTTTAATTTAATAATAAATCAGTAATATGCACGGACTTTGGGGTAATATTCCTCTTCGTCGTCGTAATCTGAGTCTAATCTCAAAAATCCACCATTTCTAAAGCGTATTAACGCTAATGTTGTGGAATCCACCAAATCATCATGCTCTCCGTTAGGAAAGTCCGTAACTTCTTCCATTAATTCTTCAGCCCAGCGGTTTTCTGGCACCCAAACCTTACCTTCTTGGAACATAGGGCTAACTGAATTCAACCTTGCAATCTTATCTTGGCCTTTGTTGGGTGAATACGTGTTAATCGGTATGCCGAGTCTGCGTAATTCTTGCGTTAGCGGGATACCTGTTGCTTTCGTTTCAATAATTACAGAATCAGGATCCCAATATTCGTACAAACGTATCGCTTCTCGCTTTAGCTCAGGAAAATCTAGTCGCTCTTTTACACAATCAATCAAGATAATGTGCGCCTGACCTCCTGGATACATCTCATCGTTGATTTTTCCTTCCGGATAAAACACACCCCATGTAGTTATCGCTGTAAAGTCAGCACGTTCAG